CATTATGATATTTTAAATTATAATCTCGTAACCAATGTAAAAAATCATAATATGCTTCGTCGTTATAAAACTCATCTTTGCTTGATTCTGCCCAATATACTTCATCTGCATTTTTTAATACAACCTCGAGTTGATTATGATTTGGTATATCTTGTATACAAGTATGACCAATTGATTCTTTGTGATTGATACCAGTTACCAACACGCTTGGACTTAGACCAAGTTTTTTATAATATTCAGCAGTGTTGGTATGGTTGCTACCTACAATAATTATTGACATTACTAATACTTATTCTGTTTCTACTAGTGCAGTTACAACTCTAAGTTGTTCATTGGCTTTGTCAACTGCTGACAATGCATCTGCCACAGCAGGATGTTTTTTTGCCAACGTCTCAAGCCTTTTTTCTTCCGCCATTTGTCGAGATGCCCACTCAATTGCTGCTTCAGCATCTGGGTTGAGTCCTACACTGGCATGTGGCGTGTTTAGTTCCAACCAAGTCATGCCATCATAAACTTCTAGTCGCTGACCGCTGGTGTTGAAACGCAAGTTACCAACACCCTGCGAACCGGCCTGAGCACTCACATAGGTGCTGGCACTGCCGCCTATCACTTGTATATACCTTCCACTGGTGTGAATTGCTTTGATCATTTTACCATCCTGCCTTTGTTAATATATCCCGGGCATACTCTTGATCTGCTGGATAGTCCCGGAACTTCTTCATCCAAAAATCTGCATCAATGTAGGGCCACACCATGGCAACTTGTGTGGAATCTAATTCACTTAGGAACTTTTGTCCAGATTCACTGTTGTAAATGATCCAAGGACTGATGCGACCTGCGGTCACAGCATACACCATGGCATTGGTATTGCCATAACGTAGACAATCTTCTGCTGGGTGACCAGACTGCTCTGACCAGTCAATACCAAACTCCACAGCACGGGCCAATGCATCGTTTACATTTTCCACACGCAGATAATCGGAGAGGTATTCTGTATACACTGTGTCTTTGCACCAATGATCAATCTTTTTGTTTTGTTTCAATACCCATTCTACAAAACGTGCTGGATTAACAGCGCGAATATCTACACAGTAACGACCAAACTTCACAAACGCCCGGTAGTAAGCACTTTCACAAAAGTCATCAAATGTTTTTAGCTTGGCACTACCCTGTGTCAGTTCATAGAACTTTAAATAAGCATTAAATCCCAGACGCACACCTGCTTCATCTTTTTCCATGCGTCGACGTCGCGGCTCACATGAATGCACCGCAAGACTGGACTCTTTCATAAAGTCTTTCCGACAATACTGACAGGTATAACTCATTTCTTTGTGTCTTGCCCACTGGCTCGTAAATATTCATCAATGTCTTTTTTGGTATTGATTTCGGCCATCAATTCTAGCTCATCGTCTTTGAGATGCGGATACAGTTCGGCCAATTGCTTGCGAATACCACTGGCACCGGGTTCTTTTTTCTTAGGAGCGATCCATTGATGACGTTGTGTGCCCAAGCCAGGACTCACAGTAGTAGCACACAACCATTGCAGTTTTGGATGTCGATTAATATTAAAAAAATGTTTATTAAGTCTTTCGTTAGTAGAGATCAAGTAAAACTCTTGCAAATCTCTGCTACCTTGCACATTTGATCCATATCTGATCATTAAGAAGTTACTAAACTTTTTACGTTCTTCTAGTGTTAGGCTGTTGTAAAACTCTCGATCCTTACGATCAAACACAGCCATTTCATTGTTGATACTGAGCTTGTCCATTACCACGCCAAGTTGTAGTTTACCACTTCACAGTTGCGACTGATGTCTTTGACAAAATACACACACTCAGGTTCGTCGCCTTCGCTGATTGGCACACACAACATTTGACCATTCTTTAGTTTAGGCGCATACCACGACACTTCTTGATAGATGTCAATGATTTCAATGTCCGGAAAACTGGGTCTAAAACTGCTGAGTGGATTGAACTGAAATGCTTTGAATCCACGATCGTTTATACTGGTTAGTGGTAACACTTCGAGATCACCAATGTCGGGTTCTCCAATTAGAATCTGCCAATCAACTGGCATGCGAATTCTGTGCGAACCTATTCGTAGCACTAGAGCTGGCGCTGTAAAACTTTCTAAAAAGATCAAGGGAATATAGTGATAGTCTGGATCTTTGGGATCACTATTGTCAAAAATAGCAAAGCGCATGTCATCTACTTCTTCTGGAAGATGATCTAGATCAAATGGTTCATTGTCAAGTGTTAGTATTCTCATAAGTGTATTATAACATATTTTATCGCAAGTGCAACCTTTATTTCCATTCCAGTTTCTCTTGTGTAAACGGATAGTTGGCTTCTTTGTAAAACTGTTTGCGTTTGGTCAAATGGCGCTTGGCAAATTTGCAAGTGCTGGTTACATCCCAGATCTGGACATGGTCTTTGTCTTCCGCTTTTCTAATGCCGCGCCCAATTGATTGTATAACGCGGACAAAGCTCTTTCCGGGCTCCACAAGAACCAGATTAAAAATCCTAGGCAAATTAATACCCACAGCGGCCACACCGTAAGTCGCCACAATAATCTTGCCAGTGCTGGTGGCAACTTCATCATACTCATCCTGTCTATCCTTTGCTTTGGTTGCGCCGCTGACAAAAACGGCCAAATCTCCCAACAACTCTACCAGAGCATGTCCCCCGGCTACTCGATCGACCAGTACCAGGGTATTGCCAGTGGCGTTGACCTGTGCAATCAACTGAGCTATTGTTTTGAGTCTATCGGGTTCTTCCAATAGAAACTTCAACTCACTTTGGTAGTTGGTGAACTCAGCATGGTCAACCAACTGAACAATATTCACGTGACACTGAGCCAATACACCTTGGCTTTGTAGTTCACTGGCAGTAAGTTTGCCAATTACTGGGCCAAGACTACACTTTAATGCTTGCGACTCAAATGGTTCTTTGGGTATGGTTCCTGTAAGTCCCCAACGAATAGGCACACGACTCATTACACCGGTTAGCAAACTCTTTAGAGCGTCGGCTTTGGCCATATGCACTTCGTCAACAATAACACACACTACATCTTCCAAGAACTCTTGTATGGTTACATCACCCACTGAGTTCTTTGTGTTCTTCAGCAGGACATTTAGGCTCTGCCAAGTGCAGATAGTGTGCTGTCGTCCCCATTCCTTACGATCACCAAAGTAAACACCTACATCCTGTTGCATATTAATGTAGTCTTTTTCTGTTTGTGTTACCAAACTCTTGTTTGGCACAATCACAACAGTGCGGCCATATGGCGCAACTGCATCACTGAGTGCAGCTGTGATAACAGTTTTGCCTGCACCAGTAGCAATCTCTTGGATACATTGTGGGTCTGCTAAAAAGTTGTTGATGATTTCAACTTGATAGTCACGCAATACCATTGGTTCGCCTTCTAATGGATGTCCTTTACCCCAAGCAATGTGACTGAATGATTGTTCAGTCACCGATTCAAACTTGAATGTAGTTGAGTAGTCACGCTGGTCATCCAGTTCAATATCGTAGTTGAACTTTTCCAATATAGGAATGATCTCTGGCAACAGGTTCACATAGGTGCTGCCACCCAACTGGAAATAACTGACCTTGCCGTCCCATCGTCCTAGTCTGACTGCTGGCAAGTAACGAGCCCCTGGCACATCATACTTGAAAGCCGTGACCAATGCACGACGAGCATCAAGCTCAAGTCCTTCTATTTTGATATTGACTTCATCACGGATTATAATTTTAGCTATTCGCATTGTTGGGCCTTTAGCCAATTTGTATATAAATTACTATCCAGTGGGGCAGCAATAATTTTTGTAAGATCGTCGATAGCATCTCCTGCTAAGATTCTTTCTAATTTTACAATATTTGAAGTGTGCGTTTCAACCAAATTGGAATAATCTAATAAAAGTTGTGCATAATCTTCTACGGTCTGGGCGCCACTGAATTTAGACATTTCTTCCCAAACATGTGGCTTATGAAATTTTTTAAATCGATTGGCGGCGTGAAGCGCGATAGTTTTATCTTTTACTGTTATTCCAATGAAAGAATGCTTTTTTTGAATATGATAATCAAGGTCGTGACTGGGTATACTTTTATATTGCTTAAAAACTTCAGTAATGTAATAATCTTTCTCTGAGATTGATTCAAATCGGTGAGGTTTTTTAAGGCGTTCTCTAAAAGAAGTATGCTTAATTTTACCATAATGTAGTTGAGTATCACTGTTATCAATTAGCGCAGAAATTAAATCTCCACAAGTGCCGCCAGTGTAGCACACAATTATCGGATGTTCCACAAATCTCCTTTATATGTAAACCAAAATTTTAAATTGCCGTTAGTGGTATCAGGATTTTCAAGCTCATCATAATTACCATTGCCATCTTTTTCTTTTTTCTTAAATTGTATATCAGACCATACTAGAGTTAATCCAATGTCTTTTAATCCACTTGCCCAAGATAAAAAGTATTTTTCCTGGTCTACAACCAGTCGATTGTATTGTATTTGAGTATCTCTAAAAGAATAAAATATTCTGGCACCGGGATTCAATATGCGACAGTAGTGAATCAAATGTTCAGTCAGGCCATCAACAGTTACCCAGTGGTCTCCTCTATTATTAACCACAGCAAAATTATCAAATTTATGAGGAATTTTTTCTGCCAGATTATCTCTTCTAGTAACGGTAATAGCCCCAGGATAAAACTCTTCAACAACCGAATGCATTTCTATAGAGTCAATGTTGTCGTATATGTCATTGAGGTAATACCCACTACTGCAAAAAAATGCAGTTTTTCCAGGCTGACAATTTTTTAAAATTAATGCATCATATTCATCTATTAACTTTTTTTCTTTAGATTTTCTATTCCATAACCAGTATTGATGTTTTAAACGGCCAGCGCGATATTTAATATACCGTGTTTTGAAATTGGTTTTGTGATCGTGTGGGTAAATTTTTTCTACAAGTTTCATAATTTTTCAATATAATACATTCTATCAGCAATCACCCAAGTAAAATAATCACCACGATCTAAGTAATCTAAACTCATATCAATAATTCTTACATCTTTAAGATTTTTTTTCAACCACTGAGTGATTGCCAATGGAAAATGTTCGGATAAAGAAGTGTCCAGATATGAATTATCAATATTAATATAATGTCTGTTTAAACATATGAACAGTTTCGGACATTCATTGAGCAATCTTTGTATTTCATCGACGATTGCCACGCACGGTATTCTACTAAATTTTTGATCTGTTATTAGCACCAGATCTGCCATTGCCGGAGATTCTACCGAGACCAAATTCTTTAGAATATCTGTGTCTTTTTTTACATAGATATTTTTAAATTCATTTAATAAAATAAAATCTTCTATTTGTTTTTCTCGTCGCAAATACACAGATTCTTTATAATAGTCCTTTTGTATTTTCCCCCAAACCGATGCCCATTTATATAAATTTTTAGGAGAAACAATTTCTATACTTGGAGGATTACTCATACTAACAGTATAACATACTTAGTCTAGCAAAGTCAAAAAAACAGGTACCTTTTTACAGATACCTGTTGTAAATGGGCAGTTTGCACTGTCCAGGAGCTAATCGATTAACTATTCTTCATACAAGTGCTAGCGGCCAAAGCCCTCCAATTTGTCTCGGACACTTTGGTCAAGTCTGCAATCTTAAGAGCCATACGCAAACTCATTTCACGTAAACGAGTTTGATTTGCTTCCATAAACCCAATGATCTCATCACCTTGTTCTTGGTTAAAATCGTAGTCTGCAAACAACTCGCCTTTGAGGTAAATTTGTTTGATACGCAAGAAGCGATCACGCATGGTATTCAAAGTCAAGTCCAAGAAGTGACAACGACTCTGTAATGCTTCCAAATGGTCTTGCAACTTCTTGCTTTTCAGATTGCTGAACTGCAAGTTGGTAATAAAGATACAAGCACCTTTGAAATCAAACATGTCTGGTACGCCTTCACGACGCAACATAGCTGAGTCGCTGTTCCAGTAGATGCGGCGTTTCTTGCCAGAGTCCAGGGCAGCCTTAAGGATGTTCAAGCTCAAGTCATCTTGGAATACCGAGTCACAGTCGTCGAACACCAACACATTGTTACGATCTGAGTGTTTATACAAGGTGCAATACAAACCAATTGGAGTCATTGCACCTTTAATAACTTCATACTTGATCTTGCGACCACTCAACTGGTCAAACAAGCCC